GCACCATCGTGTCGTGCGTGGCGCAGTACATGGCCAAGGCCAAGCTCAAGCCGAAGGCCACGATCATCCTCACGGACGGCGAGATCGAGTCGCAGTACGAGTGCCCGCCCGGCCCGCTGCTGTGGGGCGTGGTCGGCAACGCGCGGTTCCGTCCGCTGAAAGGCAAGCTGCTGCGCATCGGAAAGGAGACGCTGTGACCCAGCTCGATGCGCGTGGTGCACGGACGGTGGCGGCGATGCACCCGCTCATGCCCGTGCACCACGCCAACGGTGAGTTGCTTGAGGGTACGTGGGTCGGTCACGCGCTGGACGAGTACCGCGTCGTCAACGGCACGTTCTGTGGCCCGCACTACCTGATCCAGCTCGGCTCCATCCTCGACCCGGGCGACCCGCAGGCGCGTGTGTTCCGCGTGAAATTCATCATGCACTACCCGCTGGAGAAGATGACCGGTAGCACCGAGGAGCTGGAGCAGGCCAACCGTGCGGCACGCGCCATGATCGGCATGCTCAACCTGAGACGAAAGGAGTTCGCATGAGCGACAAGAAGCTGACCGCCACGCAGGTCATGGATCAGAAGCGAGCGACTGAGCTGGCGCTGCGCAGCAACCAGCAGGGTGTCATTCCGCCAAAGGCAATGCGCGCGGCGCAACTTCCGCGCATGGCGCAGCCGCTGTCGTCGGAAGCGATCGCTGATCAGCAGCGACAGGACTTCCGCGAGGCGCAGCCGCACGTCGTCGGCAGCGTCACGGAGCTGAAGCACCTCATCCCGATACGCGTGGCCACGCAGCGCGTGCTCGACGGCAAGTGGTCGGGCCGTGCGCTGCACGCGCATCGGGTGCTGCCCAGCGTGTTCGGCGGCAAGCACTACATCCTGCAGCTCGGGTACATGGAGGAGATCGGCATGCAGGATGACGCCGAGAAGATCGCCACGTTCCGCCTCGTCTTCGTCGTCAACCTGCCCGTGGATGCGAAGGCCGATCTCGACGACATGCTTCTGAAAGCGGACGCCTCGAACACGGCGGAAGCCATGATGCACATGCTCAACCTGAGGAGGATTCCCTGACCCAGACTGATGTATAATTCCACACTCCCACCTACCAACCTGAAAGATGTTATGAACAACCATCTAAACCTGAATTCCTGCGGCATCCTCGTGACGCTCGCCATCTCCCAGTGGACCGCGCGCAAGCTGGACCGCGGCGTGTCCGATGAGGTCGAGCAGAGCAAGGGCGCTAAGTCCAAGGGCGCCGCCCGCGTCAACAAGAACCTGCTCGCCGGCCGGCCCGAGCTGGAAGAGATCGCGCAGATCGCGACGAAGGCCCGCAACTACGTGTACGACAACACCTTCCCGTGGACCGACAGCGGGCAACGACTGCTGCCCACGCTCAAGCTGGTCGAGTTCGACAAGACTGTGCGTGGGTACATGGCCGAGTTCAACGCCAAGGTGGACGGCTTCATCAGCATCTACCCTTCGCTGATCACGGCGCAGGCGATGGCCCTCGGCGACATGTTCAAGCGCGACGACTTCCCGTCGGCCTCCGAGATCGCCGGCAAGTTCTCCATCGGCATGGACATCGAGCCGGTGCCGACGGCCGGCGACTTCCGCGTGGACGTGGGCAACGAGGCGCTGGAGGAGCTGCAGAAGAGCCTCTCCAACACCAATGCGAAGCGGGAGGCGGCGATGCTGGCCGACATCAGCAAGCGCTTCGGCGAGCATCTGGCGCGCATGTCCGACCGGCTGACCTCCGAGACGGACGCCAAGACGGGGGACCCCAAGCAGAAGCGCTTCCATGACACGCTGGTGTCGAGCGCCTTCGAGCTGTGCTCGCTGGTGAAATCCCTGCCGGCGTTGGCCGGGCACGACATCGACAGGCTGGCCACGGCGCTGGAGAAGGCGCTGGACGGCACCACGGCGCAGGTCTTGCGTGACGACTTCAGCAAGCGGGAGGACGTGCGCAAGGCGGTGAACAAGCTGCGCGACCAGTTCGACTTGTCAGCCTGACGGGCGAGGTGCACCATGCAGAAGTGGCACCGAGAGCTGGTGCACCGCCTTCGGGCGGTCGGCATCAGCGTCTCCGAGGTGAAGCAGGGCAGCAAGTCCACCCGGATACGTTGCAGCAAGGACGGAAATGAAACACTGTACTTTGCGTCCACCAGTGCCTCAGACTATCGGGCGATGGAGAACGCCGTGAAGGACATCACACGCGACCTAAGGCAGAAGGAGGAACATGGAACGCACCATTGAAACCCCGGTGAAGGAGCAGATCAGGAACGCACTCAATGGCCGGGGGGTGTACTTCAGGATGCCTCCTGCCAACGGCTACGGCAAGGCAGGCGACTTCGACTTCGTGTGCTGCGTCCGTGGCCAGTTTCTCGGTATCGAAGCGAAGCGTGACGACAAGGAGGAACCGACGACGCTTCAGCATGACAACGCAGACAAGGCACGGCTGGCTGGTGCCGTGGTGCTGCTGATCCACAAGGGCAACGTAGGGCTCGTGACGCAGACGGTGGACGCCCTGCACGCGCGCATCAAGCCGCCTAGCTACTGGCCCGAGCGGCGGCTGCTCGTGCCGGAGGACATCACCCCGCCGCTGCTGCGGCGGAAGCGAAGGGACAACCTATGAACGAGATGAACGAACAGGAGCAAGCGGAGTTCGACGACTTCACAGCACGCACCAAGCACTTCACCGACTCACAGCGGTACGCGTTGCGCAACTTCATCAGCATCGCCATCGGCATCGTCGATGCGCCGGACAAGCCCGCCGTGCTGCTGCGCGCGGTCGAGGGCGACGACGGCATGCGGCGCGTGATGGTGCACTGCCTGACGCCGGACCACGACGAGGCGTCGATCATGTTGCAGTACTACATGGAGGCACGCGCATCGGTCATCAGCGCCGCGATGCAGAGCAACGAACAGAGGCATTGATCACTGAGGTCCAGCCCGAGCACCTCCAGAAAGCTCGGGCATTTTCAGGAGCTTGAAATGAAGAAACTTTTCCTTGCGGCAGCAGCAGCGCTGGCGTTCTTCGCCGGACCTGCGAGCGCGGTCGTCGTCTGCGACAACTGCGTCTACATCACGGGCCAGCCGGCGACGAACTTGGGCGAGCACGACCCGTCCATGTTCGACAACAGCACCTTCGGCAACGCCACCACGGGGCAGAACGGGAACTTCAGCAATACGTGGGTCTTCGACATCAACCCGGCCGGCAACGCAGCGCTCGACGTGATCTTCCTGCCGATCGCGAACATCAGCAACTTCACGGTGCGGCTGTTCGATGTGGTCAGCTCGACGTGCGGCGGCACGGGCGCTGCCTGCACGGCGCTGACGTTGGGCGGTCTGCTGGCAACGAGCAACACGATCCCCAACTACGCCTCGGTGCTGGACTTCACCGGGCCGCTCGACGGGACCTACGCCTTCGAGGTCAGCGGCACGATCAGCGGCTTGCTCGCCGGTCAGCCCGCGTCCTACGTCGGCAACCTGCAGACCGTGGCGGCGATCCCCGAGCCGGAGACGTACGCGCTGTTCGGCGCCGGCCTCGCCGCGCTGGCGTTCCTGCGCCGCAAGAAGAAGGGGGGTGCGCAAGCCTGAGCCTTGCACCTCGCCACTTCACCGCCGCCGAGGGCGGCGGTTTTCTACTCTTACAGGAATCAACGTCATGAAGAAATTCTTCCTCGCGATCGCCACGGCGCTCGCACTCATCCATATACCCGCGCAAGCGGTGGACATCGGCTTCACCAACGAGTTCAGCGGTGGCACCGACTGCGCCGTTGCGGCCACGGGGTGCTCGACCCTCACGGTGACTTCGTTCGTTGGCGGGGTCCACTTCGAGCTGCAAGGCACGATGGTTCCGGGCGAGTTCGTCCGCGAGCTGTCGGGCAACTACAACGGCGGTCCGCTCACCATCTCCAACGTGACGGGCAACACGGAGACGTTCCTGGGCTTCGAGTTCGCCAGCAACGCCTTCAAGGCAGACGGTGATGGGTTCTTCGACTGGATCATCCATCTGGACAACGCCCCGCCCGGCAACCGGTTCAACGGCACGGACACGCTGTCGTGGGACTTCCTCGGCGCCACGTTGTCGCAGTTCAACAGCCTGAGCGTGAACGGACCGGAAGGCAAGAACGGCTTCCTGTTCGCCACTCACGCGCAAGGGCTGGCCAACGGCGGCAGCGGCTGGTTCAACGGCACGGTCCCGCCCGGAGGCACCCCCTTCGACGTGACGCCGGTCCCTGAGCCCGAGACGTACGCGCTGTTCGCAGCCGGCCTTGCCGCGCTGGCCTACATGCAGCGTCGTCGCAAGAAGCAAGAGCAAGCCTAAGACTTGCCCCGCCCCCGGCGCAACGCCGGGGGCCCCTTTCGGGAGCACCAATGCCACGTCCCTTTGACCGCATCATGGTCATCGACTTCGAGTCTGCGTGGGGCCGCGCAGTCCAACTCGGTTTCTCTTGTCAGACTATGGAGGAGTACCTCCGCGATCCACGCTTCAAGGCGTGGGGCCTATCGTGGTCATTCATCGACCTGAAGACCAACGCATGCCAGCCCGTGTGGGTGCGACGCTCCGGGCTCAAGACATTCTTCGCCGCGTTCGACTGGACGCGCATCGCAGTGGTCGCACAGAACGCAGCGTTCGATGTGTCGATCATGTTCTGGCACTACGGTGTCCACCCCGCATTCATCCTCGATACCTTGTCGATGGGGCGTGCCCTCCACGGCGTCGAGGCAGGCAACAGTCTCAAGACGCTGGCCGAGCGCTACGAGCTGCCGCGCAAGATGGACGGGCTCGCGTCGTCCGAGAACATCCTCGACGAGCTGCCCTTCCTCGTGGAGCAGGAGCTGTCCACGTACTGCAAGCACGATAGCTGGCTGTGTGCCGAGCTGCTGATCCGTATGCTGCCCTCGTTCCCGATCTCCGAGCTGCAGCTCATCGACATGACGGTGAAGATGTACACCAGACCCGTCCTCGAATTCGACACGCCGATGCTGGAGACGGCGCTGAAGGAGGACGAGGACGCCCTTGCCAAGGCGCTAGGGCGCGTCAATCGCACCGAGTCAGAGCTGGCCAGCAACGACACGTTCGCCGACGTGCTGCGCCTGCTGGGCGTCGATCCGCCGATGAAACCCTCGCCGTCGGGCAAGGGCAAGGCCGAGGGCAAGATGATCTACGCCTTCGCCAAGAGCGACGCGCTCTTCCAGCAGATGCAGAACGGCGACAACGAAGACGTTGCCCTGCTCTGCGAGGCACGTCTCCGTGTGAAGTCCACGCAAGCCCGCACGCGTGCCCAGCGGTTCATCGACATCTCGCACCGCGGCCCGCTGCCGGTGCCGCTCAACTACTGGGGCGCAGGGCCGGGCCGCTGGCAGGCATCGAAGGGCAGCAACGTCAACCTGCAGAACATGAAGCGCGGCAGCGCGCTGCGCAAGTCGATCAAGGCGCCCAACGGCTACGTGGTGGTCGTCGGCGACCTGATGCAGATCGAGCCGCGGGTGCTGGCCGAGCTGAGCGGCTACACGGACTTGCAAGGCATCTTCCGCTCCGGGCAGGACGCGTACGCGCAGTTCGGCGCCGGCATGTTCGGCGTGCCGGGCATGACGAAAGATACCCATCCTGTCCTTCGGCAATCGGCCAAGAGCGCGCTGCTGGGCGCTGGGTACATGCTAGGCTGGCCGAGCTTCGCCGGGCAGCTTCTTGCCGGCTTCCTCGGCGCTCCACCGAAGCGCTACACGGTGGCCGACGCCAAGCAGATGGGCATCACTGCGCAGCAGGTGATGAAGTTCACAGGCGACAAGTGGTGCATGGAGCGTGCTGCGCTCGTGCCGCACGCGTGCACCGACGATGAGCTGCTGATCCACTGCATCGTGGCGAAGGAGATCATCGATCGCTACCGCGCGACGGCCGAGCCCGTGGTGAAGTTCTGGGGCTTCCTCAAGCAGATGCTGGAGGAGTGCCTGCATGGTGGCGCAACGCACACCTACAAGTGCCTGACGTTCGAGAAGGGCGCGATCCTCATGCCCAACGGCATGCGCATCCTGTACCCCGAGCTGGCGAAGGGACGCGACGAGCGCGGCCGCACTGCGTACACCTATCGCAAGGGCAAGAAGATCGAGTACATCCACCCCGGCACGTTGTGCAACAACGTGACGCAGGGGCTGGCTCGCATCGTGATGAGTGATGGAATGCTTCGCGTCGCGAAGCGGCTGCCCGTGGTCCTCACGGTGCACGATGAACTGGCGGCACTCGCACGCCAGCAAGACGCTGCGAAGGCGAAGGTCTGGGTTCGCCAGCAGATGATCGTGGACCCGGTGTACCTGCCGGGCATCCCGCTAGACGCCGATGTCGGCGCACACCAACGCTATGGAGAAGCAAAACAATGACACATCCGATACCAACCTCGTTCCGCTTGCGCCGCCGCAAGTGGACTGTCCGGCGGCTGACCAGCAGCGTGAGTGGCAAGCACGCAGGCTTGTGCGTGCCACCACCGCCGAAGCAAATCCGCATCTACGACATCGCCAACAACAGGGGACGCACGGCACATCAGCAGCAGAAGACGTTCTGGCACGAAAGCACCCACGCCATTCTGATGACGATGAACCACAAGCTCGCACGCAACGAGGCATTCGTCACGGGCTTTTCACTGCTGCTGGAGGAGCTGGTCCGCACCGCGCGCTTCGAGGAGAGCGCATGAGCCTAACCTTCAACCAACTGCGCTATGTCAACGTGGCGCGCTGCAATCGCTGGCACCCCGAGGGCATCGAGTCGTGGTCGCCATCCGACTGGCTCGTGGCCGCGATGGGCGAGCTGGGCGAGCTGGCCAGCGAGGTGAAGATGTTCAACCGCACGCGCGATGGACTCATCGGCAACAAGGAGCCGCTCACGCCCGCACAGCGGACCCAACGCATGGCCAAGGAAGCGGCCGACGTGGTGATCTACCTCGACCTCTTCTGCGCCGAGCGCGGCATCGACCTCGGCGCTGCGCTCGTGCGGAAGTTCAACGAAGTGTCCGAGCGCAACGGATTCCCCGAGCGGCTGGGAGACGAGCCATGAGCGTCATCGCATGGGATGGCACGACGCTGGCCGCTGACAAGCGCATCGTCAACGGCGGGATCGCCAAGACGTGCACGAAAATCTTCAGGCACGAGAAGGAGCTGCTCGGCATCACAGGCGACTGGGACATCGGCGCCGAGCTGCGGGAGTGGTACAAGGCCGGCGCCGTGCCGGCCGACTTCCCCGACGAGGCGCGCAAGGACGACGGCAAGGCGGGGCTCAGCGTGTTCGATGGCAAGACCGTTCGCGTCTACAGCGCCGGGCCCTTCCCCTTGATCGTCGAGGACAAGTTCTTCGCAGCCGGCAGCGGCCGCGACTTCGCGTACGCTGCCATGTACCTCGGTCGTGGCGCCATCGAAGCCGTGCGCATCGCCTGTCACTTCCAGACCGACTGCGGCAGCGGGTACGACATCCTGACAGTGGGTGGAGGAGAGTCATGAAGATCGAGTCGCTCCTCCTGTGGGCCGCGGTCAGCATCCCCGGCCCGCGATCGCGCTCCCGTTGGATTCACCACCACACGATCCGCCGCACGCGCAGGGAATCGCGCGCTGCCTACGTCGAAGGCTGGAACCCTGACTACGTTCACGAAGCGCTGGCGTGGGTCGAGTTCAGGCGTGTCGTCGTCAGCGTGCAGGAGGCAACATGAAGTGGTCCTACTCCATGCTCAAGGACTTCGAGCAGTGCGCCCGCCGCTACAACGAGGTGCGGGTGCTCAAGCATTACCCACGCGAGGAGACACCGCAGCAGGACTACGGCACGCGTCTGCACAAGGCAGCCGAAGACTTCATCCAGAGCAAGGATGAGGTCACGCCCGAGTTCGGCTTCCTGCTCCCCGTACTGGAGTCGATCGCCAAGATGCCGGGCCAGAAGCTGTGCGAGTACGAGATGGGCGTGCGCATCGACCTGACCCCCTGCAAGTTCGATGCGCCGGACGTGTGGGGGCGCGGCATCGCCGACCTGATCGTGCTGTCGGAGGACGAGACGAAGGCCCGCTGCTTCGACTACAAGTCCGGCAACGACAAGTACCCGGACACCGACCAGCTCATGCTGATGTCGCTGATGATCTTCAAGCACTTCCCCACTGTCCAAAGCGTTTCCGGGGGCCTACTATTCGTGCTGAAGGGCACGCTCGCGAAGTACAAGATCGAGCGGGAGAAGGCAGCGGAGGCTTGGTGGCGGTGGCGTGAACGCGTCACACGCCTCGAAGCCGCGCACGCCAACGGGGTATGGAACCCCAAGAAGTCCGGGCTGTGCAGGAAGTACTGCCCGGTGCAGACGTGCGAGTTCTGTGGGGACTGACATGGGCATGGACACTGACAACTTCGCCAGCCAGAGCACACCGAGCTACACGATCTACGAGATGCCAAAGGTCGTCGGCGCGTGGATGATCGGTGGCAAGCCGGGCCTGTGCTTCTACATGCGCCAGAAGCCTCGCTGGCTCACGCGCTGGGTGTGCGGCTGGCTGCTGGAGTGGAGGTGGGAAGACTCACCGACAAGGAACTGAGATGGTCACACCACGCTACATCTCCTGCAGCGGTGGCTGCAAGGCTCTCCACCTCGCCGACGAGATCGACAAGAGCGGCTGGACCTTCCTCGAAATCTCCGGCCGCTACCGCTGCGGCGCTTGCGAGCGCGAGTTGCACGCGGCGTCGTTCATCCCCGGCACCGAGCCGGGCGAGTTCGTCGATGCGCTGCCGGCCGATTCGCGCGGCGCACTGCCGAAGGAAACCGCATCGAGCATCTCGCCACCCTCACTGAAAGGCTGATCATGGCAACGAAAGCGAAGCTGGCCTATCAAGCGGCCTACAACAAGACGCCCGAGCAAGTGAAGCGTCAGACCAAGCGTCGTGCTGCCGAACGCGCTGCGGTCAAGTCGGGCGTATCACCCATCGGCGACGGAAAGGATGTGATCCACAAGACAGCACTCGACAACGGCGGCGGCAACAAACGCACCAACCTCGGCGTCGCACCTGCGGGCAAGAACCGCGCGTGGCGCAAGGGGCAGAAGGGCTACAAGGTTCCCAATGAGTAGGGCTCGTGACCGTGCCGAACACGCCGGCCACACCTACGAAGACCAAATGCACTCAGGAGAGTACGACATGAGCAAGAAGCAAGACCCGAAGACCTTCGACGATCTCGGAAGCGAAGCCACGCAGGACGACGTGCAGAAGCAGTACGAGCAAGAGGCGCTCGCCGAGCAGGCGGCGCTCGACAAGCCCGCGGAAGCGAAGCCGGCGCCGCTGCCCGACGCCACGTACGAAGAGCCGCCCGTGGAGAACGATGAGGTCGCGCAGCTCCGCAAGGCGCTGAAGGGACTGCTCGTCAAGGGCGCCTCGTCCAACTCGGGGCAGTGGGCCACGCTCACCGTGCCGGCCGAAGCGGTCGCAGCGGCACGCGCGCTCGTGGGCCTCGGCAGCACGCCGGACGCCGACAACACGGCGAACCCCGTATGAGCGACCGCACCGCACCGGGGGAGATGTTTCTCCAGCCAAAGATCACCGGCTATCGCCAGCTCAGCAAGGACGAGACGGCGTTGATCAACGAGGGCAAGCTGCTCGCCGAGATGGTCGGGCAGTTCGTCGAGAAGCTGCGCCTGCATCCGCAGACGCCGACCGGTGCGGTGCCTGTCGTGCCTGCCTTCAGCGAGCTGTGTTCAATCGACCAGCGCTGGGTCAGCATCGGCGCCACGCAACTCCAGCAGGGCTTCATGGCCGTGATCCGTGGCATCGCACAACCAACAACCTTCTAGAGAAAACCAATGCCAACCGACTTTTCCGACGCGCTCCGTGAGCTGAAGAAATTCAAACGAATGCACCGCCTCAGTTGGAACGGCCCCAACCAGTTCGTCGAGATGCAGGTGCCTGACGCCAGCAGTCTGATGACGGTGCCGTACCTGTTCCTGATCAACACCGATGGCGATCGCGTGCCGTGGGTGCCGTCGCAGGGCGACCTGATGGCCCATGACTGGGCGATGGCCGACACGCCGAAGCACGAGTACCTGCCGCACCAGTACCGGGTGGTCGTCGAGAAGGCCAAGCTCGATGGCGCCATCGACCGGCTGCGCGTCTTCATGGTGGGCGTTCCGTTCAGCAAGCTCTACGCGGCCGAGCAGGACCGCCTGAACTACCAGCTCTCGTGCATGACCGACCTGAGCAAGGTGCTGGGCGAGCGCATCGAAGCCTTCCACGATCACTGACATGCAGATCATCGAGAACAAGGCGGTGCACCTGCGGGTGCGCAACGCCGACAAATTCCACATGCTTCCTCACAAGCACATCGAACCGATCGCAGGGGGCGGGTTCAATGTGTACGTGAAGTGGGGCCTCGACGAGGTGCGCGTCCTGCGCAACCTCGGCATCGTCGTCCCCTCACCGATCACGGGCAGGTACAAGTGGCCCGGCCGCTACAAGCCGATGGCGCACCAGCGCGACACGTCGGACTTCAGCACGATCCATCGCCGCTGCTTCATCTTCAACGATGCAGGCGTCGGCAAGACGATGAGCGCGCTGTGGGCAGCCGACTACCTCATCGAGACGAAGCGCGTGCGGCGCGTGCTCATCGTCTGTCCCGTATCGATCATGCACGCCGCATGGATGAACGACTTCAACCAGAGCATCATCCACCGCAGCGCGGTCGTGGCCCATCACTCCGATGCGAAGCGCCGCGTCGCCGCGGTGCAGGGTGACTACGAGTTCGTGATCGTCAACTACGACGGCTTGCAAATCGTCGGCCACGCGATCCGCAGCGACGGCCGCTTCGATCTCGTGATCGTCGATGAGGCCAACGCCTACTCCAACGTGTCCACGCAGCGCTGGAAGGCGCTCAACTCGATCCTCACGCCGGAGACTCTCCTATGGATGATGACCGCCACCCCGGCAGCGCAATCGCCCGAGCATGCCTATGGGCTCGCGAGACTCGTGAATCCGAAAGGCGTGCCCGGCTACAAGGGAGCATGGCGGGACAAGGTGATGATCCGGCTGACCCAGTTCAAGTGGGCGCCGAAGATCAACGCCAAGGAGCTGGTGCACGAGGCGCTGCAGCCAGCGATCCGCTTCACCAAGGCGCAGTGCCTCGACCTGCCGCCAGTGATCGTGCAGACGCGCGACGTGGACATGACGCCGCAGCAGACCAAGTACTACAAGCTGATCAAGGACCAGATGGTGGCGATGGCTGCCGGCGAGAAGATCAGCGCGGTCAACAAGGGCGTGATGATCAACAAGCTCCTGCAGGTGAGCGCAGGGAGCTGCCGGACTGACGACGGCGATGTGGTCGAGTTCGACGCGGCGCCTCGGCTCAACGTGCTGCGCGAGGTGTTAGAGGAGACGAAGAACAAGTTCCTCATCTTCACCATGTACACCGCGTCGATCGTGCGCCTGCACGAGTACCTCAACAAACTCGGGTATGTCGTGGACATCATCGACGGCAACGTGCCGATGAGCCAGCGCGGCGACATCATCAATCGGTTCCAGCATACCGATGAGAGTCAGGGCTTGATCATCCAGCCGAAGGCCGCAGCACATGGGCTGACGCTGACCCGGGCCGACAACGTGATCTTCTATGGCCCGCTCGACAGCGTGGAGCATTACATCCAGTGCATCGCGCGTGCGGACCGCAAGGGACAGGTGGCCGACAAGGTGACGGTCACGCACATCCAGAACAGCCCCGTCGAGCGCGCAGCGTTTCAGCGCTTGGCAGGACGCGTCTCGGAGAGTAATCTTCTCAGCTTGATGTTCGACGAGGTAGTCTCGAAATAAAGGAGGACCCCGGAGCGCAGACCAGCCGCTTCAACCTGTACAATATTAACCATTAACAAGGAATCGCATGAGCGAACCAACCACCGTAACGCCTGACGAAGTGCCGCTGGAAAAGCTGGCCAAGATGTACGTGAAGATGCGCGACAAGATTCAGGACCTGACCCGGGTCTACGAAGCCGAAGTCGAGGGCATCAAGGCACAGCGTGACATCGTGTCGAATGCCATGAAGGATCGTGTGCTCGCGATGGGCGGGGGAATCTCCTCTGTCAAGACCGAGCACGGCACGATCATGCTGCGCACCGCGACCCGCTACTACGCACAGGACTGGGATGCCTTCGGCAAATTCGTCATCGAGCAGGGCGACATCAACCTGCTGGAGAAGCGCGTCGCCCAAGGCAACATGGCCGAGTTCCTGAAGGAGCACCCCGACGCCGCGCCCCCCGGCCTGTCGTCGATGTCCGAGATCGAAGTCACCGTCCGTCGTCCTACCGCTGCCAAGTAGCAGCACAACACACTCTGGAGAAACGCTTGAACCAAGTCACTGTCTTCCAACCCTCTCAGCTTCCCGCGCACCTGCGTGGCGTGGCCATCTCCGAAACCGCCAAGGCGCTGGCCGGCGGCGGGCAGACCGGCAACCGCCTGTCGATCAAGGGCGGCGTGTTCCGCCTCATCGTGGACGGCAAGGAGATCGCCGCGATCGAGGATCGCCACCTCGACGTGGTGATCGTCGCCGCTGCGCCCAAGGTCAGCCGCACCTTCTACATCGCCAAGTACGACGCCGACAACCCGACGGCGCCGGACTGCTGGAGCCAGAACGGGGACATCCCCGATCCGACCTCCACCTCCAAGCAGTCGGCTTCCTGCAATACGTGTCCACAGAACGTCAAGGGCTCGGGCCAAGGCGACAGCCGCGCCTGCCGCTACGGACAACGTGTTGCCGTGGTGCTGGCCAACGACGTGGAAGGCGACGTGATGCAGCTCAGCCTGCCGGCGCTCAGCCTGTTCGGCAAGGCCGAGGGCGAGAACCGCCCGCTGCAGGAGTACGCCCGCTGGCTCACGGCGCAGGGGATCGACCCGACGATGCTCGTCACCCGGCTGAAGTTCGACACGAAGTCCGAGAGCCCCAAGCTCTTCTTCAAGGCCATGCGCTGGCTGGAGCAGGACGAGTTCGACATCTGCCGGGCGGCGGGCCAGTCGGCCGACGCCAAGAAGGCGATCACCATGAACCCCGCTCAGATGGACGGCGTGGCGACGGGCGCGGTTGCTGACCCGGTAGCTGTTCCGGGTAACAAGCCGGTGGCTGCGCCCGTCGCCCCGCCGGCTCCGCCCGCCGAGCCGGAGGAGCCCCCGGCTCCGCCGCCCCGCCGGACGCGTCAGAAGGCCGCTGCAGCGGCCGCAGCGCCCGCGGCGGCACCGGCACCTGCCCCGGCCGCGCCGGAGCCCGCAGAGCCCGTTCTGAAGGCCAACGGCTCGGGACCCCCGGCCGTGGCGACGGGAGCGCTGGCCGACGTTCTCGACGCTTGGGACGACTGAGCGGCCCGGGGGCGTCTAACATCAGGCGCCCCCGCCGCCTACTGCCATGAAGTACAGCAAACACGTACGGGACGCCGTGGCCACGAGCGGAGACACGCTCGGGCCCCAGCTCGGACGCGCCGCAGTGCGGCTAGGCTTTCCGGTCATGCAGGTTGCCAGAGCTACCGGCGCCACACGCGCAACGGTGTATAGCTGGTTCTATGGCAACCACGTATCGAACGCCTACCGCCTCAACGTCACCCGTCTGACCACCATCCTTAACGACGCGCCTACCGCAGCCGTCGCTTGGAGCCGCGCATGCAAAGCCTTCCCTATCCAAACAACCTCACGGATGCCGAACTCGTCCGCATCGCCGATACCGTTCTCCTGACCGACACGTCGCTGCCGCTGGACTGGCAACGCGTCCTTGTCGATCGCATCTCCAGCGAACTCGTGCCGCCCTTCAAACCCGAAGGGCATCCCGTGCGCTTGAAGGCGGCACGCGTTCATGGACGCTCATGACTTCCTGACCGCCGTCCTCCCCAGCACCGGTATCTATTGCGTCTGCGAACTGACGACGCCTCGCAAGCGTCACTACTTCGTTGACACGCTGGAGGCGGCGGCAACCAACGCCGAGAGCTTCGCGGCGAGCGGGTTCAACACGTACTTCGCGTTGGCCAGCTTCAAGCAGAAGGGGAGCCGCGGAGCCGACAACGCGCAGCTCATGCGCAGCTTCTTCATCGACATCGACATCGACCCCGACGGAGGAGAAGGCAAGTACACATCGAAGCGCGAGGCAATCACCGCGCTGGACACGTTCCTGCAGGAGACGCACCTCGACACACTGGGCAGGCCGTGGCTGGTCGATTCCGGTGGCGGCGTGCACGCCTACTGGCCGCTCACGGAAGACGTGCCAATCGCCGAATGGAAGCGCGTCGCTGAACGATTGAAGCGGACTGCGGCGCAGTGCGACCTGCAGATCGACATGTCCGTCACCGCCGACGCAGCGCGTGTGCTGCGCATGCCGGGCACGCTCAACCACAAGTACGCCCCGCCCCGGCCGGCGAACCTCAAGTTGGTCGGGGCCACGTTCGACTTCGATGCGTTCGAGGCGCTGCTGCCGAAGGGAGACGGACCCGTCAACGGGCACCCGGCGCTGCCGACGCTCAACATCCCCGGCACGCGGCCCATCGTCGCTGGCGCAGCGGCACCCGTGGCCACAGCGCTGGCCAACCACATCCCCTCCAGCTTCGCGCAGATCAGGGACAACGCGCTGGCAGACACGGGTTGCCAGCAGGTGAAGTGGTTCTACGGGAACGCATCCGCCGATGGCATGGAGCCCGCGTGGCGCGCGATGCTGTCGATCGCGAAGTGCACTGACGAAGGCGTCGAGGCAGGCCGTGAGTTGAGCGCGCTGCACCCGTACCCGGAGGAGCGGCTGCAGGCGAAATGGAAGGAGCTGAAGGGGCCGTACTCATGCGGCGCCATCGAAGGTGTGAACCCGGGCGGCTGCGACGGTTGTCCGCACCGCGGCAAGATCACCAACCCCGTGCAGCTCGGCTGGGCGAACGTGGGCGTGCCGATGCCGGCCACCGCCACCACGCCCGCACGCTTGCCGCCCAAGGGCTACTCGTTCGATGACGGTTGGCTGCTGCGCCTCGCTGACCGCAACGATACGACCGCGCGCCCTGTGGTGGTTCTGAAGTACCAGTTCTACCTTGAAGACGTGATGCGGGAGGAAGACAGCCACTACGCGCGCTTCTGCAAGATCAAGACGACCAACGGCGTCACCGAGATCACCAAGGTCAAGCTGCCGACAGAAGCAACGGCATCGCGCGAGAAGACGCTTCCGGCGCTCGCGCGGCAGCTCGTCTCACCGGAAGCAGGCGCCGGCCAGCACCTCTACAACTACGTGTGCGCTGCGGTGAAGCAGGTGGAGAACGACGGCAAGGTGCTGCAGGTTCCTGAGCGGTACGGCTGGCAACCCGATGCTGGCTTCGCGTTCGGTGATCGCGTCGTGTATGCGGACCCGAAGAACAACTACGTGTTCGCATCCGAGAAGCTGAACAACATGATCGAGGGCATGGAGCCCGCGGGCACCTTCGACAACTGGCAGCGCGTGATGAAGCTGCTGTGCGACAAGGGCTACTACGAAGTGGTGACGCTGGGACTGATCGGCTTCGCATCGCCACTCATGTGGTGGGCTGCTGACACCGGCCCCAGCGCGATGGTCTTCCATGCCACCTCATCGGCATCCGGTGTCGGCAAGTCGCTGGCGCTGAACTTGGCGCGCAGCGTGTGGGGCAACGAACGGCTGGCGACATCACCGAAGACCTCCGAAACCACGATCCTGCAGCGGGCGAGCTTCCTCGGCGGCTTGCCGACACTCATCGATGAGGTGACGACCAAGAACCGCGAGTCCGGTGGAACGTGGACGCCGAACTTCTGCTTCGACTTCTCGGAAGGGAAGCACAAGGTGAAAGGGTCCGCGAGCGGCCACCGCGAACAAGCCAACGACCGCGGATGGCGCGGGCTGGCCTACCTCACCAGCAACAGCCCCGTGCTGGAAGACATGCTCGCCAACCGCAAGGTCACTACCTACGGCGAGGTGGCGCGCTTCCTCGAATGGCGCACCGAGACGCGCCTCGACTTCACCACTGCCGAGCACGCCGTGCTGAAGCTGATCAACACGAACTACGGACACGCCGGGCCGCTCTTCGCCGAGTGGCTCGTGAAGAACCGCGACCTCGCGCGGAAGGTCTTCGACAAGGTGCGGCAGGATTGGCACGCAGAGATCGAAGCCGATACCGAAGAGCGGTTCTGGGTCGCTGCGGGCGCGGCCATCATCACTGCGGCAACGCTGGTGGGACCGAGCTACGCCAACATCTGCACGATCAACGTGGCGCGTGTGGTGTCCTTCCTGCAGACGCTGGTCGAAGAGTCGCGCGGCATGATCAAGGACAACAAGCGCACCGCACGCGACCTGATCATCAGCTTCGTGAACGAGAACAACGGCCGCTTCGTCATGGTGGGCGCCGCCAGCAAGGTTGCCGCCCAGCTTGGCAACACCGGCCTGCTCACGCAACTGCCCAACACGGCCAAGGGCGCTGTGTTCGGCCGCATCGAGATCGACGTGACCCCCGGCCGCATCGACCAGTACATCACAGTGGAGGCGTTGAACAAGTTCTGCAGCGAGCGCACCAAGAGCTACAGGACGTTGAAGAAGGAACTGGCCCAGTACGCGGTGGTGAAGGAGGTGAAGATGGACTTGTTCAAGGACACGCCCGGCCCTCGCAGCCCGACACATTGCCTTCATATCTCGTATGCGACTACCGCGAGCCCCCGCCCCAAGACCTGACACCTACGCGTGGCAATGGGAGACGCGCCTGCCGGGCGCGTTTTTCGTTCCGAGCCTCGACCCCCACACCATGCTGGCGCAGGGGCTCTATGCGGCCAAGCAGGCACGCGTCCGGGCCAGCGGACGCGTCTGCATCTACGAGGGCGCGCTCGGCGTGATGTTCACCGTGCGGCCACGATCGACTCAGCCGCCTTCGTGAAGCGCATCGCCTGCGCGTTGCGCCATGTCGTGATCTTGTCGATGCGCTCGCGCTTCGCGTCGGACGACAGGCTCGACGCCAGCACCTTCTCGCGCTCGGCCTTGGCCCGCGCCATGTCGGCACGGAAGCTGTCGTTGAGGCGCTCGGCCTGCAGGACGTTGAGGTTGTCCTCCATGTAGTCCTTCGCGGCCTTGACGCGGCCCTCCTTGACCAGCTTGTCGTACGTGTTGCCCGCTTGCTCGATCGCGTTGGCCTTCTCGTAGGCGCTCTCGACGGCGCCAGCGGCCAGCGGGTCGGCGATGAAGCCACCCAGCAGCGGCGTCTGCGATCCGGTGCGCGTCGGCTGGCTCGCATCGCTGAGCACCTCGTTGGCCAGCGACGCAGCCGCGATCGGCATGCCGCTCACATAGCCGCGCACGAGCGCCTCGATCTTCAGCGGACTCAAGCCCAGCCCGCCTGCACCCACGGCACTCAGCAAGCTCGACGCGCTCTTGGCCAGCTCGGTGGTGTGCTCGTTGTAGCGCATCTCCGGCGCGAGCTTCTGCTGTGCCTCCGTCTCGATGGCGCGACCCGTGTAGAGGTTCTTGTTCATCAGCATCTCGACCACGGGCTTGCCCATCTGCGGGATGCCCAAGCTGCTGTAGCCGGGGATCGTGTTGAACACCATCTTGCGCAGCGCTGCCGTCTCGGCTTCGTCGAACCCGTGGACCGCGACCTCGGGGATCGCCTTGAACAGCAAGCCGATCTCGAAGGGGATCGGCAGCTTGAACGTGCCCCACGGTGTCGGCACGAAGAAGTTGTTGACCCGATCCTGCGCCGTCGCATTCTTGTACTCCTCGTTCTCCTCCATGCCCACCGCGTAGACCATCGACATGAGCGTCAGACCAACAGCGTTCTTGATGAACTTGCTGCGAATCTGCATCTGCTCTTCCATCGTCGCGTTGCCGCGCCATGCCTTGGCCAGCACGTTGAGCGATTGAATCTGCGCGTTGAGGAACGGGATCATGCGAGCTGCGTGCTGCACCGTCGGGCTGCTGCCGCGCTTGGTGAAGTTCATCATCTCGATCGCCGCCAGCTCGGCCTGCATCTCGGAGCCGGTCTTCTTCAACGTGTCCTCGTAGACCTGCGAGCGCGTCGCTGCATCGGCACGCATCGCTGCGCGATCGGCCAGCGCCTTGAGCTTCGTGTATGCGTTCTGGTTGCCCGTAGCGAGCTGGTGCACGATGATCGAGATGTCGTCGGCGTCTCCGGTGAAGACCTGACTCTGGGTCACGCCCTTGCGCAGCAGCGCCTCGCCCGTCTTGGTCGAGCCGCGCGACTGATCGACGAACTCCTTCACCGACTTGAACATGGCCCGCACCGGCCCGCGCTCGGCGCCGCCAGTGAACGCCGCCGCCATCGGATCGCGGATGAGCTGGCGGATCACGTATGCCGGGTTGCGTGTGACGCCGTGGCGCAGGATGTCGCCGAAGTTGCTGGCGAGCTTGCCGAGGCCGGTGAGCATGACGTGCGTGCCCTCCAGCGACTGCACCAGCATCTCCGACGGGATGCCGGCGAACGGCGTGCCCTCGGAGGTGATGCGCATCCAGCGCTCGCCCGTGTCCTTGTCGCTGTCGGGCTCCTGATTGAACTTGATCACGTCGGCGCCGGCCGGCGCATTGCCGCGCTTGATCCGGTTCACGTTCTCGGGGCTCATGCCCTGCAGCCCGTATGCGACTTCCTTGGTGGCGAGGTTCGTGAGCCCCTTGTCCATCAGGAGCATCGTGTTGCGCATGATCGCTTCGTTAAGCGGCAGGAGCTTGCCCTCGTCACCCTTGAGCTGCGCCAAGTACGGCTGCTTGCGGATGTCGCCGACACGGACGTGCGTGTTCTCGCTCAGCACCAGCTCGGCAGCGCCGGTCGCGGAATCGACCCGGTAGAACGGCACGTAGTCGCCATCCTGCAGCAGGCGCGTCGCCTCCCGCTTCGGGATCGATCCGGTGTCGGCGAGGAACTCGATCATTCCCTTGTTGTAGTCGTTGTAGACCTTGCGCACGGCTTCGAGCTGCGCCTTGAGCTGCGGGTTGGCATTGACCTCGGCCATCGCTGCCTCGCCGAGCTGGCGCGTCTCCGCGCTCGTATCCCAGCCCAGCTTGCCCCAGCCCTTGTTGGCCGCGCGCTGCGCGACCATGTAGTTCTGCGCCAGCGCGAACTTCGCCTCCGCATTGGCACCGGGCAGCTTGTCGATCACCTCGAACACGTCCTTGGCCGACGGACCGTGACCCGCCTCGACGGTGTAGAACCCCTTGGCGTCCTTCTTCAGCTTCGGCCCGCCGTGCAGGAGCACCGCGTGGACCTGCGCCATGCGCGCGTCGGCCTTGCGGATGTAGTACTGGGCCTGCTGGAACGCGTGCTGCGCGCCCTTGCTCAGCGCCTTGATGATGCCGGCGCGCTGATCGACGTACGCCTGCTCGAACGCGAGCGCTGCATTGGCATCCGTGACCATCTGCTTGAGGCCGGTCTTGGTCGGCTTCGCGTTGATCTTGGCGCCGAACGCATCCATCGCAGACTGAGGCGCGGCCGCACGGGCAACCGTCGGCGCACGCGTGGCGCCGAGCATGTCCTGCAGCACCTCCAGCTCCGCCTTGTCGAGCGATCGTGCCGGCTGGAACAGCCGCTCGACCTGCGCCAGCGCCTTCTCGCTGCCGGTCTGCACCTTGACGCCGAGCATCTGCAGCACGGCGTTGATGAAGCGGCGGATGAAGCCGGGCTTCTTCGCGTCGATCTTGTCGCGCAGGTTCTGGTTCGACAGCACCTCCGAGGCCAGTTCGGCGAGATTGGTGCGGCCGTACTCGCGGTTGAATGCCGGGTCCGCCTGAAGCTGCTTCAGCAGCGCCTGCAGGCCGTTGCGCGCATTGATCTGCGCCTGTGTCATCTGCGTCGCCGGCATGATCAGCGAGCGCAGCGTCGCCGCGTGACCGACCTCGTGCAGCACGTTCTCCTCGGTGAGCCCGAGCGGGTGGATCGTGATGGTGTTCGTCTTCGAGTCGTAGTCCGCGATCGCCACTGCATCGTTGGGCGTGCCGAGCACGATCTTGGTGTCCTTGGCCATCACCTGCAGCTTGGCCGCAAGCTCGCGCACGAGCGGCGTCGAGCCCGTCTTGGCCAGCGACTCCAGCACCTTGTCGAGCTGGCCGTCGTAGATGTGGATCATGTTCTGATCCGACAGCGGCGTCTCCGTGTTCGGGTCGAACATCTCGGCGACGAGCTTCTGCACGCGCCCGCCTTCGTCTTCCCAGCCCGCCACCTCGGCGTCGCTGGCAGCGTCGGCACCGCGCTGCGCCCGCGCCAAGTCCACAGCCTTGCGCGCCGCGATCGCCGCGTCCTCGCCCGCTGCCTTGGCCCTGTGCTCTTTCGCTGCCTCCTCCATCGCTGGCGTCGGCCCCGGCTTCTTGCTGCTGTACAGCGTCTTCTGCGCCTTGCGTGCCTTGGCGACCTGCGAGGTCGTGAGGTTGTCCTCCGGCCCGCCGACCTTCGTCCCCGGCTCGACGACACCGCGCGACACGCCCTTCTGCCGGCGCGCGGCGCGTGCGGTCTTCACCATCTGCAGCGCGCCCTTGTGGACCTGAGCCTCCTCGAACTGCAGCGCAGCACGCTGCATGTCGATCACGTCGCTCTTGAAAGACAGGACCGCAGCGCGTGCCATCAACGTCTTGTAGTCCGGGTCCTCTTCCAGCGGCGTGCGCTTGGTGTCGAACTCCTTGAGCCGCGACTGCGCGTTGTCCAGCCGGTCCATCAGCTTGGCGCGCTCATCGGCGCTCTTGGTGGCCTTGATCTGTGGCTCCAGCTTCTCGACCGCGTTGAGCGCAGCCTCGCGGCGCTTCTGCAGCGCAGGCGTGAGCACACCGCCCACGTTGGCCTTGCGCATCGCGTTGATCTCGTCCTGCAATGCACTGAGCCGCTTCCTGAGCTTGTTGCCCTCGGAAACGAAGCCCCGCTCGCTGCGCTTGTATGCCGTCACCTGCTCGATGGCCGTCTTCAGGTCCGAGCCCTTGACACCGGGCACTGCAAGCGCTGTCTCGATCGCTTCCGTCACCGCGTCGGCGTTCGCTTCGATGCCCGCCTCCTGCAGCTTGGCCTGCACCTGCGTGACCTTCTCGCCGGTACGTGCTGCGTAGTCGGCCGCGCTGGCGCCGCGCGCCTTGACGACCTTCTCTGCCTCGGTCGGCACGGGCGCGGCAACGCGAGGCTGCTTCGTCGGCAAGCGCCGCGCACCCAGCGGCTCGGCGGGTATCGCCTCGCCACCGGCTTTCGCCTTCTCGGCTGCCCGTGCCTTCGCCTTCTCGATCTCGGCCGGCAGCTTGTGGAAAGCCTCGGCATTCGCGAGCCCTTCCGCCTGCACCTGCTTCAGCTCCTTGACGAGCTTGTCGTGATGCGCAGCCGTCTCTGCCAGCGCGGGTGCCGCGTCCAGCTCCATCAGCGTCTTGATCTCGCGCTTGTACGCATCGACGCGATCGGAGTGCCGCCGCGCCGTGCGTCCTGCTTGCGCAGCGCGCTCCCGCAGATCGGCCCCGCCGCCTTCCTCGGCCGCTTCCGCTTCGTTGGCCTGCGTCACGAGCTTGCGCGCTGCGGCTGCGGCATCCTCTGCGGCCAGCGTGGCATCGAACAACCTGCGATGCAGTGCCGAGGCCATCTCCTTCTGGTTGGGGATGCCTTCTTTCAAGCGCGGACCGAGTGCATCGAGACGTGCCTTCGCCGCTGCAGCGTCGGCGATCCGTCCCTGCAGCACAGCGCGACGAGCACGCAGCTCCACATCCTTCGCGCGCCGTTCCTTCGCCTGCTTGACGACTGCCTGCACGCCCCGGGTGGATGGCAACGCACCACTGTCGAGTGCTCGCTGGAAGTTCTTGGGCGTGGCCCGGCCGACGTACGTGCCACCGAACATGTCGCCCTGCACGTCGGCATCGATGTGGGCCGCTTCGTCGGGCTTCTCCGTCTCCAGCCGCTGCGGCTTGATCTTTTCCGTCTCGGGCACGAGGTGGCCAGCGACGGCGCTGGCGGCAGGCTTCTTCCCCGCCACCCGCAGCGTGCCAGTGAGGCGGCGCTCGGTGGCCGGCTTGGTCAGCTCGCCGATCTCGGCAAGGCTCTTCACCGCCTTCGGCGGCGTGCGCGCTTCCGTCCTGCCTTCACCGACGATCCGCTCCATCGGCGCACCGCCGCCCACACCGCGCTCGGCAGCGGCGACCGTCGCCCCGACGTGTTCCAGAACGCGTTGTGGAACATCCGGCCGATCAAGGGCGTCCGCGGCGTGCTTCAGCGTCGTCCGCGCCTGCCCGGTGAGCCCGGGGCGCGCGAGCAACGATGCGACCCGCTGGCGCATGGCGTCCACGGGGTCCACAGCGGGCCCGGCAGCGGGCTGGAAGAGCATGCCCTGCCCCTCCACGTCCTCGCCCGGGAGCTTGCGCTGCTCGGGCTGCTCGCCGGCCGGCAACGTCTCCCGGGAGACGCCTTCCTCCGGCACGGGCTCGAACGCTTCCTCGCCCTCCCTGCCGACCTGCTCCATCGCCCGGGTGATCCGGGGATCGGCGGTCCCTGCAAGACGTTCCTCCAAGTCCTTCAAGACTTGGTACTGCTGGCCGGCGACGGCCCGGCCGCGCTGCTCCGGCGTGGCCTGCGGCGCCGACATGCCGGCTGCCTCATAGGCGCCCTGCATCACGCCCGGGATCAACCGAGCAGTCGTGTTGTAGAAGTCGGAGGTGTAGTGGGCGCGGCCCTTCGTCGCCTCCTGCGACGCGGCGATGCCGCGGATCGCGTCGAGGAAGTCGTCGGCCTTGGCCCGGTCGCCTGCCTTGCGCGCCTGCTGGAGCTGGGCGTACAGGTCGGCCACCACGCCCTTGCTGAAGTCCTGCAGGGCCCGTGCGGCTTCCTTGCGGTCGCTGGCCGGCAGGCTGGCCAGATGCTCGACGACGGCCCCGCCAGCGCCCCGGATCGGGCTCTGCATGGCGATCTGCACGAACCGGGCGTCCTCGTCGCCGGCCTTGGCCAGCACATCGAGCATGCCCGAGCGGGTCTTGCCGGCGAACGCGCGCTTGAACGCGGCGTCCGTCTCGGCGGCTGCTGCCTCCGGCGTATCCCCGTAGGCGGTCCCGGGAGGCTCATGAGCGCGCGGATCGAGGTTCGGCCATACCTGTGTGGCCTCACCGGCTCCGAGCGCTTCTAGGCCCCGTTCCTGCCCAAGCTGGCGCTGCCCGGAGAGCTTCTCCTCCGTGCGCAGCCGTTGGCCAAGGCCGAACAGGTCTTCACCGGCCGGCGGCTCGGGCTCGGCAGGCGGCGCCTTCTTCCGCTCGGCGAGCATCGCCTCCAGCTTCTCGCGCTGCTTCGCCCAGCCCTCGGCCTTCTTGGCTTCGTCCGGGTCGTTGACGCCGGCCAGCTTCGCGGTCAGCGCATCGATCTGCTTCTGGGCCTTCTCCGGGTCGAAGCTGGCGCGCTCCTCCGCAGCCACACGCTCGGCGGCTGTCTTCGCCTGCAGCCCCGGCGAGAGTGACTCCAGCTCGGCCCGGTCGTCGCTGAGCGCCTTCTCGCGCTGCGCGATCCCCTGCCGCGCTCGCGCGATCGGCGCGCTCCGGCCCATGCGCATGATCTCCAGCGTCTGACCGCGCATCGCGTCGAGCGCTTCCTCGTGGTCGGTGATCTGCGTCTGCAGCTCCTCGATCCGGCCACGCACCTGCGGACTCTGGCCCTCCGGCGTGAACAGCGTGCCGGCCGCGCCGCGCTCCTTGCCGGGAGCCGTGCCCAACGACGGCTGGTGCGGCCCCTGCTGCGCGATCGCTGCCGCGTTGGCTTCCGCAGCCGCGCGCATCTTCGCTGCCTTGATCGCGGGCCGGGCGACGGTGTTGAATTCCTTGAAAAGTTCGCGGTTCTCCTTCTCGAAAACGGCGATCTCCTTGATCTTGTCGGTGAAGGCGAGCTTGCCGGCGTCGGTGCCTTCCTTCTTGAACTCCGCCGCCTCGGCGTGCATCGCCGCCTTCTTCGCCTCGTAGGCCGCGTAGTCGTCCGCGACCTGTTGCACGTAGCCCTGATCGGCCATCTTGCGAGCACGCTCTGCCGCAGCCGCTTCCTGCTGCACCTGTGCCGCTGCTGCCGCCTCCTGCTCCGCTGCCGCCGCTGCCGCCTGCTCGGTAGCCGCGACCTGTTGCTTCGCACCGCTGCGGTTGTAGGCACCACCTGCACCACCGAGCCCGCCGCCAACGAGCGCACCGCCATAGGCCGAGTCGTAGTAGCTGGTGAGTGCCTCGTTGTCGAGCAAGGGCTTGCCGGCCTGCAACCGGCCGAGCATGTCCTGCACCACCTCGGTCGCGGCTTCGCCGCCAGCACCGACAGCCGTGCCCTGCGCTACCGTCCGCATCAGGCTGCGCTTCGCAACCTCTTCGGCCGCTTCCGGGCCCAGCCGCTTGATGAGCGCGGCCGCGTCCACGCCGAGCACCTTCGATGCAACGCGTGTCCCCATGAGCGCGAGCGGAAGCACTGATTCGAGCGCTGCTTGCCCGGCACCAGCACCGAGCGCAGGTGCCAGCTCGGCCTGCCCCGGCGTTGCTGTTTCCTGCTGCGCGAGGTTGCGGCCGGTGTGCGGCAGGATGCCGCCGAGAATGCCGCCGCCGATGCCGCCGATGAGCGCACCCGTCGGACCGAAGCGTGCCCCCGCCATCGAGCCTGCCTTGGCACCGCCGAGCATCGTGGCCATTTCAGGCGCCGACTGCGCGAGCCCGCGGAAGCCTTGGCCGACCATCTCCTTGCCGGCACTAAGCAACCCGCTCTTCTCGTAGACCTCGTTGAGTCGCGCGAGCCCGAGCTGCGGGTCGTACTTCTTCGCCTGCTCCTTCTCGGCCGCAGCCGCTTCCTCTGCCGCTTCCTGCGTGTCGCCGAAGATGCCCTTGATGCCGGCCTTGCCGGACGTAAGCATGTTCTCCAGCCCAGACTGGAACGCTGCACCCATGCCGGTCTTCGGCGGCGGTGGCGCGACGCCAGCTTCAGGCGCCATCTTGAGGACGTGCTCGATCAGATCGTCCTGCGTCATCCCCGGAGGGCCCTGCATCCGATACGTCTTGCCGTTCGGAGCAGTGATGCTGTAGCTGGGCATGGTGTGTCCTACTTGCCGATCTGCATCGATCCCCAACCCGCGCTCGCAGGTGCCGGGCCGAGGCCCTGCAGCTCACGGCGAACGATGTTGCGGGCCACCGTGCGCGCCTCTTCACGCGACATGCCGATATTGGCCTTCATGATCTCGTCCGCTTCCCCGTTGATGGCGCGCTCCAACTGGTCCGGCTTCATACCCGCGAAGCGGCTGCCACTGGAAGCCGCAATCCGCGCGTTGGCTATGCCCAGTTGCGTGGCGTTCGTCGAGTTGGTCGTGTCCGCGTGGAGCTGACGTGTGAGGTAGTTGTCGAAGTTCTTGTCCCACGCCTTGAACAGGTCGTTCGCCTCCTCGGTCTTCTTCATGCCGACAGCCTGCGTGAAGCTGAGCACCGTCTTCTTGGCATCGGTCGTGGCCCGGCGCACCTTCTCATCGGCTCCAGCGATCTCCTTCGCGTTGGCGCTCTCGCGCTCCTTGCGCGCCTCGCGCAGCGCGAGCATCGCGTCGTCCACCTTGTCGCGCTCGGCACGCAGCTCCTTCTCACCAGCACGAAGGCCACGCAAGCCGAGGCCGGCACCGGCAGCGATCGGCGCGATCGCACCGCGCCAGCCCTTGCCGCCCGGAGGCGCCATGAGAATCGCGAGGCCCGCGTTGATGTACGCGTCCTTCTCGTTCTGCCGCTCGCGACCGGGCAGCTCGTCGGTCCGGCTCTGCAGCTTCTTCTCGCGCTCCTCGCCGAAGATGCCTTCCTTGGCGATGCGCTCGCGTGTCTCCCTCGCTCCGATCTCGGCGTTCGCCTTCTCATCGGCGCCGATGTCTTCGAGCTGCTTGATGCCCTTCGACTCCAGATCGTCGAGGCTGGGGCCCGCGGCCTTGCGCGCGGCCTTCATCTCATCCATCGTCAGCGGCTTGCCGGCCGTGACCCGCGGCCCGCCCGTGACGCCACCGATGCCACCGCTGGCGCTCGCCTTGCTCGTGGTGTCGATCGCTGGCAGGTCCGTCGCGCCGTCCTGCGCCGCAGCCGCGCGTGTCGGGATGCGCGGCGCCTTCTCGTTCTCCATGTCACGGAACAGGTACTTGCCCGCGAGGCCACCGGTCAGCGTGTTGCCGAGATCGGATGCAGCACCGAGCGTGCGCACACCCGTGTCGCTCCAGAAGCCGGGCTCGCGCCCTTCGAGCCCGAAACGCTTGTCGTACTGCTCGGTCGGCGTGTTGTACGTATCCACGAGCGACAGCGCGCCCACTGCCGGCGCTGCCACCCTGCCGAGCACACGAGCTGCCGTGCCGGGCGGCTTCGCAGCCCTGAACGTCGATTGCACATCGGTGCCGTACCGGCCCGCCGACTCCGCGAGCTTCGCGAGGTCACGCGCGTCCTGCGCGGCTTTGAGCGCAGCCTTGGTCGCCTTGGTGCCGGTGTAGATGCCGCCGGCCGTAGTGCCTGCCTCGCCCTCCCGCCACTCCTCGGGCATGAAGTCTTCCTTGCGCGTCGTGCCCCCCTTCTCGTAGCCGATGATGCCGCCGTCCTCGAACTCGCCCACGCTGTCGGGCGCGATGCGTGCGAGGCCGCGATCGATCGCACTCTTCTTCGGAATCGATCCGCCCTCGGCCTTGGCAAGGCCCGCGAAGATCGAGCCGAGGCCGGCGAGCGTCTGCATGTTCGACGGCTGTGGCTGCGTCTCGAACGAGGACTTCACCGCACCCTGCGTGCCGCCCAAGATGTCCGACATGAAGCTCAGCCGGCGATACGGGTCCTGCTCCTGCTCCTTGAAGTCCGCGTACTGCTGATCGAGCACCCGCTGTGCCTGCTCCTGCTCAGCACCACCGGCCGCGAGCTGCGCGCCCGTGGTCTTCAGGTTCTGGCCATAGATGTCGCTGCCGATGCCACCCAGCGTGCTCGCGGCCGTGTTCGCAGCGTTGAGCCCCCGGATGCCGAGATCGGCGCCGAACTGGCGCGACGCCTCCTGCATCTTCTGACGTTCGAGGTCTTGCTGGTTGAACTGCAAGCCAGCGCCTTGGTTCGCCTTCTGCGATTCGAGGCCGAGCCCTTGCTCCTGATTGAACTGCGCCTGCGCTGCCTTGAACGCAGCGTCCGAGCCTTGCTGCTGGATGTCGGAGAGACGCTGCCCCAGATTGCGGCCCGCCTCCGCCTCGACGATCGCTTGACGGCTGCCACCGAACGCACCGGCACCGACCGCGGCCGCGTTGCGCTGCGTGCGCGCGATGTCATCCTGCCGCGTGGCTTCGCGCTTGCCGATGTCCACCACGCTCTGCATGTACGGGTTCATGTACTTGTCAGCCGTGCCTGCACCCGTGAACGACTGCGTGCTCGTCTGCTGCGGACCGCCCGGCAGCGTGTGGCTCATCGTGGCGGGGTCGTACGCGGCCGCGCCCAGCGCCCTGTCGCCGACGGTCTGCGCCATGCCGCCCGCCGCTGTCGATTGCGCCGACGGCCCGAGGTTCTTGACGCCCTCGAACCCCTGCTCCTGCAGGTCGTTGAACTGCGCGACGCGATCGCCACCGTACGGCACGTTCGGCTGCGTGATCAAGTCCTGCGCGGTCTGCACGACATCGCGCAGCGGTTGCTCGGTGAACGCGGGCCGGTTGCTGACGTACTGCGTGGCAGGAGCGCCGCCCGAGCCGTACTTCGGCACGCGCTTCTTGGGCGGCTTGCGTGCCTTCTTGAAGGCGGGCACGAGAGATTGCAGACCGTTCATGCCAGCTCCTTCAGCTTGACGGGACGCATCTGCCGCGTGTGTCCCATCGATTGTTTGCGCACACGATCCATCAGCGCGTACAGCTTCTTGGCGCCCTTCTTCGGATCGCCACCACCGATCGCTGCGACCTGCTCTGCATCGAGCACCGCCTCGTCGCGCGCCACACGCGCCGGCTGCTCACCATCGATCATCGCGTGCACGTCGTCGCTCTGGCCGTGGCCCTTGCCACCGATCGGCATCGCACCATACTTCTTGGCGAGCAACTCCAGACCTGCGCTGGAACTGCCGGCACCGACAGCCGACACCACGTCGGCCGGGAAGACGAAACCGCCGCTCTGCAGCGGCACGACGCCACCCGCGGCCTTCTTCGGCGGCTTCGGTGCGAACAGGTTGCGGCCACCATAAGAGCCCACCGCATCCGCGGGCGGAACGTACTCGCTCTGCTCGCCCGTAGTTCCCTTCGCCGCCTTCGGTTGACCCTGCAACGTGTTGAGCGCGCTCAGTCCCGTCTGTGCGTACTTCAGGTAGGGCGATGCCGTCTGGTAGGCACTGCTAAGCGTGCTACCGATGCCGCCAGCCGCACTGCCACCACCCATGCCACCAGCGCCGGCCGTCATGCCCGCTTCGAGCGCCGCCGCTTCTGCAGGACTGCCAGCGACAACGCCTGCACCCAACGACTCAGCCAGCGTGCCGCCAACACCTGCGCCACCGCCACCGGCAGCACCCGCACCAGCCATCAAGCCCTCGATGCCGCCCGCACCCGCGAGCGCGGTGCCGGCGACACCAGCCGTCGCCATCACCGCCGCCATCTTGGCGAGATCGCGACCATAGTCCACCCAGTCGCTCGCCTCGTATGAGGTGTTCGCGTTGATCGGCACGGCCGTGCCCGTCTTCGGATCAAGCCTGTAAGTCGGCGTGACGCGATCGTGGCCGCTGCCCGTGATGTTGCCGAAGCCTTCATCGCCCGGATGCCAGTACTTCAGGTAGACGTTGCCGTCGCCCTTTTCTTGGTAGACGTTGAAGCTCTGGCCGTACTGATCCTTGTACCGACCGAGACTGGGCTCCATGTAGTTGCTGCCGCCGCTCTCGCCTTGCTCCTGAATCCAGCCGCCCTCGTAGGGCTTCTCGGATTGCACGAGGCCGCTGATCGGCAAGAGCGCGTTCTTCCAGTCCTTGTCCTTGAGCACCGTGCGCCCGTCCTTGCCCGGCGCTGTGCGCGACAGCGCCTCCTTGATCTTCTCGGGGTCGTAGTAGCGGCCAGCTTGCTTGTCCTTCTCCATCGCCTTGATCGTCTTGGGATTGACGGCGTAGGTCTGTGCCACTTCTTCCGCCGTTATGGCCGGCTTGACGGTCTGTGGCGGCGCACCACCGGAGTCATCACCAGCCGGAGGCGGCGTGCCGACACCATCGGTCGGCGGCTCATCACCCAGATCGAGATCGCCGCCAGCCGGCTTGTCGAGCTTGCCACGACGATGCAGGTAGTCGTACGCCTTCTGCGACGAAGGCAGGTTGCTGACCGCGCCGCCCTCCGCACCCTTGACGAGCCCCGTCGGCTCGTAGACATACCGGAACCACTCCTTCTCGCTCGACTCGCTGGCACCGGGCTGCTTGGCACCGCCCATGTACATGCGCTTCAGCCGATACGAGGCCGGCGCGTTCGGGTCCTGCATGATCGAGCTGGCGCTGGCCTTGTCGCTCTTGCCACCACCATCGCCACCACTGCCCATCAGCAACGGCACACCGATGCCGAGGCCACCCGCTTGCAGCGCACCGCCCCAGCCACCGAGGCCGGTGGCCTTCTGCGCAGCGATGGGATTGCCCGCTGCGTCCTTGCCAGCCGGCACAGCGGCGTTGCCGAGCAACTTCTCCCAGCCTGCCATAGTGCCGAGCGAGCCGATGCCTTGATCGGCCAGCGCCGCGCCGAGTTGCCCACCGCCGTAGCCCTGCAACCCACCAGTGATGGCACCTTCCATCCGGTTGCCTTTGTTCGTCGCCGCGCCCGTTGCAGCACCTGCGGCCGCACCCGCAGCCGAGCTGCCGGTGTAGTAGCTCACGGCACCACCGACGATCGTCGGCAGCAGGCTCTTGAGCCAGCCCGCTTCCACAAGGCCCGTCTCCGGGTTGACCGGCAGCCGCTGACCGTAGACCGCACGCGCGAGCCGATGCAGGCCCGCGACCTCGCCCTTCGTCATGTGGACGAGTTCGGTGTCGGGACCGCGGCCCTTCTTCTTTAGCTGTAGTGCGAGTTCGAGACTCATGGCGACTCCCTAAGGCGGCGGATCGAATATCCGCTTCTTGACGCGGAAACCCGGCGGCGTGACGCTGGCTGTGCTGTCATTCGAGATCATGAAGATGTTCAGCCTACACGAAGCTCCACGCGGCGCAGGCGCAGCCGCGCCCGGAGAGTGAAGCTCGGTATTCGAGAGCGCGCAGAACGCGAAGATCGTGAGCGTGTCTGTCGGCAGCAAGTCGAGGATGTAGTTGAGCGAGAGCGGCGAGGTGTCGTTGCTCGGTATCGTGATGTCGATCAGCGTCGTGGGGATGTCCACTCCGTTCTTGGCGATCCATGCACTCACCAGCCGATCACCACCGGAAATATTCCTGAAGTTGAGCGTGCTCTGGAAGTAGTACGTGCCCGCGAGGTCCGGCGAGAACGTCGATACCGTCGGCTGCGTGAAGCCCTGCTCGTTCGTGAAGTTCCCAAAGCGCACGGGCAGCGGTGTGCCCCCGAGAATCGTCTGGTTCACATCGTTGTAGTAGCACCCCAGAGGCGCCTCAAGGAACTGAGTGCCGTTGCGCCCGAGCAGCGCGCGGAAGACGGCATCGGTCTGCGTGAAGTAGAGGCGCAGCACCAGCAACAACTGACGCCACTGCGACGGGCTGAGCGCCTCCTCCGGGTCAGGCAGCCGCGGGGATACAGGGACGGGCAGGAAGCTCACTTGCGCCCATCCGGCCGACTGTCGATGCGCATGACGCCGAGCTGCCACGCCACGCCGGCACCGTCGGACTCGATCTTGAACTGCACCTGCTGACCACGCAGCCGCGGATAAATCTCAGGCGTGAACGTCTCCACCAGATGCCGCTGGCCACCACTGAAATCCTGCCCGCTCGTCACCGCGTTCGCTTCCACTGGCCTGCTATTCGGCAGGCCGTAGGCCGCGCCCGGTGCAGTGCGCGCGATGAGGCTCAGCGTGACGGCCGGCGCATTGGCGAGCGAGCCCGTGAACGACACGTCCGGCTGCATGCGCCGGATGAACTGGAAGTGCTGGCCCGAGTCGATGTCCATCGGCGCCGACTCGACATAGGATGGGAGCGCCACGCCGTTGTCGTCCGTGCCGATCTCGTGATACATGATCAGGTTGGTGTCGCTGGTGGCGATCGGGTAGTTGCGCAGGTTGTTGCCCAGCCACGCCGTGCGCGACAGCTCACCGACGCTCCACGTCTGCTCCAAGTAGTTGTAGATGACGTAGCGATCGATCTCGGTGGCGCTCGCCGAGCAGTAGAACCACCACACCTCGTGGAACGCCGCGTTGTGCCCCGCATGCACGAGGAAGCGCTGGTCGAGGTTGATGTTGCTGAAGACGAAGCGCAGCACCGAGCACGGCAGCGTGTCGATGCGGCCGTTGTAGATGTAGAACTTGTCGGTCCCCATCCAGTAGGCGATGTTGTCGTTCGCGACTGTCGCGTTCGGCCCCATGATCGTGATCTTGTCGCCCATGATGTTCGTGCTCCACACGAACGGCGGGCCTTGGTATTGCATCGAGTAGAGCGCGGCATCGGTCCACACCAGCACCTCCTGCCGCGTCTGCAGCGCGGAGAAGATCACCGAGCCCCGGCTCAACCGGTAGCTGCCGGCCTGATTCGTCGCCGAGGGCGTCCAGTCGGTGTACGACTCCTGATCGGACCAGCGAACCAGCATCGGGTCCTGCTCCGTCTCGCCGTAGTCGTTGACACCGAAGGCGAGCACGAAGCGCGACGCGTCCGACACGAGCACGTAGTTGCAGATGATCGGCGTGTCGCCGCCCGTGAGCAGCACCATGCGATCGACGATGGACGGGCTCGCGTTCGGCGTCCAGAGATAGATGCCGTTGCCTCGCGGGTTGACGATGAGCCGCTCGCCGAAGTTCGACGCCGACCACAGGCGCGGCTGCTGGCCGACCGTGGCGCCTGCAGTCACGACCGAGCCCCAGCCCGTCAGCGACGGACCCGTGACGCCGCTCCAGCCACCAGCGCCCCAGCCTGCACCCGCGATATAGGACACGAGGCCGGTGAGCAGCTCATACGACGCGATCGAAGCCCCGCCGCCGTTGCCGATGTCGAGCGCGTTCGCTGACACCGAGGCCGTGATCGTGTAGTTGTTGACATCGATGATCGTGTCGATGACGTACTCGATGTTGAGGATCGCCGCCGTGATGTTGCCGCCGAGGCTCACCGCGCCGCTGAAGATCACGAAGTCGCCAGCGACTGCAGGATGCGCGGCATCCGTCACTGTGATGGTCGGGCTGCCATCGACGGCAGCGAACGTGACACCGCCGGCCGCGGTCGCGGACGTGATCGGCGTCACATCGAAGAGCGTGCCGCCGTAGCCGTTCTGGATGTAGTACTTGCTGCTGGTGCCGATGCCCAGCATGTTGTAGCGGTCGAGCGTGAGCCAGTTGAAGAGGTGCCGCGCAGTGCCCCAGAAGCTGCCCTCGATCGGCTGCACTCCGACGGGATTCGGCACAGGCGTGTCAGCCTGCCAGCCACCGATCTTCTCCGGTGTGCCTGCACGGAAGCGCACCTTGTCCGCGTAGACCCACGTTCCCTCGACAGCCGTGGGCGTGTTCTCGCGGTCGATGCCGGCGCGGAGCTTTACGTCGTTCAGCGGCATGCCGGCTCCTACTTCTTCGGATGTTCGAGCGCGAGCAAGCGCTGTTCGAGCGCTGCGACCCTCGCCGTCAACGCCTCCAACTGAACTGCCACCACGGCGCGCACGCGGTACCCCTCATAGACGTAGCCCGCCATGAACACGATCACGCTCGTGAGGAGCGACACCACGATCGTCGGCAGAAGGTGGGGGTACTGCATGTCCCATGCTCACACGAACCGATAGATCGACAGGTACGCGCTCGGCACCACGCCGAGGAACGCGAGCCCTCCGGGCAGCACCTGCGGCGCGAGGTCGCCCGAGTTGTTGCCGTCGCTCGACCGCGCGAACCGAATGCGGTACTTCTCGCCGATCACGACACGCGCCGGGATCACGTCGTAGAACGTGATGGTGTCGTCTTCGACGTTGAGGTTGATGCTCGACACGTTCGGCAGTGGCGTCCAGTTGAGCCCGCCGTCGATCGACCGCTCGCCCCAGACCACCACGATCGACACACCGGCTGCACCGATGCGCTGCGCCCGCAGCCGTGTCGTGGCGACGATCGTCGCGTCCTTGAGGATCGTGATGACACCGTTGGCATCGACGCTGACGATGCCCGTCAGCGAGACGCCCCCGGGCCCGTAGCGCACGGTGCGCGGCACATCGACGGCTGGGCCACCGACCTGCAGCGCGTTGTCACGGTACTCGGCTTCGATGGCAGTCCGCGCTGCCGGGTAGACGATCGGAATCTGGCCGACGAGTTCGCCGGTCGTCAGGTCTTGCGTGACGACGGGACGCCCCTCGCTATAGACGGGGCCGGCGAAACTCGTACGCGCCATGTCGATCTCCTACTGGGCGACCGGTGCCCCGGCGCCGTTGAGTGCGCCGCCACCCTGCAGCGAAGCCGCGAAGACCGGCTCCTGCGGCTGCTTCTGGGCCTGCACCTGCTTCACCAGCTCGTTGATGAGCGGCGCCACCTCCGCGTAGGGGCGCTGTGCAAGGGCGTTGAGCACTTGGTCGGTTTGTTGGTCGCTGAGCGTGAAATTCATCTTGGTACTCCGTGTTATGCGCCTGTTGCGCCCCACAATGCTACCTGCGCAGCGCTTTCGTTTTGCCGCGGATCGCGCAGCCATCGATGGAGCCGCCCTTGGCGAAGCGGGACTCATGCCGCCGCAGCATCTCCTCCGGCGGTCCCTTGGCGCGCTTCGCCTTCTCCGCGGCCGTCAGCTCGCCCTTGCTGAGCGTGCCCGGCGGCAGTGCCTTGGGTGCCCGGCGAAGCGCCGCCTCACCCGTTGCCTCATCGATGATCGACTCGATGTAGGCTGTGTTGCCGCTCTTCGCCCGCGGCTTCTCGACCTCGCCGCCGTCGGCCATACCGACGAACTCCTTGCCGACCTTCTGCTTGACCCCGACCTTCTTGGCGAACTTCGGGTTGTGCGCGACGGCTTGCATGAAGCGCTCTTGCTTGTCTGACGTTGCGGGCATAACTACCTCGACCGAAGGAGTGGCAGGTGATACCCACCGAAGAAGATGCCGATGAACATCAGCAACAAGATGAGGACGATGACCACGTAAGCGACCTTGTTGAAGGGCGCCGGCAGCGGCACGAGCGTGGTGAAGACCCACCAGAGCACGCCGGCAACGAGTACCAAGATCAGGAAGGTGATGAGCTGGTCGATCATGACGATCTCCTTCAGAAGCCCGGAGGCGGGAGGGGTGCCGGCTCGATAACCGACGGCATCGACGGTGGAACCACAGGCGGCACCGGAAGCGGCACCGTCGTCGGCGAGTCCGGTGCAGGTCCGGGCACCAGCGGCGGAAGCGTGCCCGGCGGATTCGTCACCTCGGCTTCGAGCGTAGCGATGAACGCCGGCCCGAGCGCATCTTTAGCTGCCAGAACCGCCGCCGCTTCATCCACGAATGGAGGGAGCGACGCGATGTTGACGATGCCGCTGAGCCGCCGCCCGTTGTGCTCCACACTCCAGTACGCACTGGTGACGTTACCCGTGGCGGGGTCTGTCGAGAGTGCATTCGCGTTGTAGTTCATATCAGGCTCCCGTGCAGCCGACGCCGTAGGCTTCGACGTAGGTCGAGTTGACCCAGAACAGCTCGACCATGCCGCGGATCGGAACGGTGACGACGGTGATGGCTGCAGTGTTCCCTGCCAGCACGATCGTGATGCCTGAGGCCGTCAGCGTGCGGTTCGCGCCACTGGTGTTGAAGCAGATGACCTTCGTGCCTTGCTCGGCACTGCCGACGTTCCGGCTCGAACCAAGGACGACGAACTTGTCCTTGATGTTGGCGGTGGCCGACGCGATCGGCGATGCCGAAGTCTCAGTCCAGAGCTTGTATGAAAGCTGGCCCAGAGACGCCAAGCCCACGATGTCGCCGTTTTCGGGAACCGTCAGCAGCGACGCCGAGTAAGCGCTGCTGATGATCTCGAAATTGCCATTGACGACGCGCAGGAACTTGTTCGGCGTCGTGGCGCCGTTGCCGGTCATCTTGATGTTGGAGCCAGCAGCTCCAGTATCAGTAACGACCAGCGCACCATTGCTCGTGGCGCTCGACGTGATGACCACACCACCCGTGGTGGTGACGAAATTCACGCCGTTACCAGTGAAATCGATGGACGACGTGCCGGGGATGCCACCCGTCACCCGAAGCCACGGTGTCGCCGCACCCGTGTTGTCGCTGATCCAGAGGCCGTATAGCGACACCGAGTCCTTGTACCACTCGTGGATGCGGCTGTCAGCGGCTGCAGTCGCGTTGCAGATGCCGAGCGCGACGTTGTACATGTAGCTCTGCGATTCGGTGACGCTGCCCGTCCAAGGCCGTGTGACACCGATGACTTGCAGCGGTGAATTGGCAAACCGAACACCGGCAGCACCGCTGTCGGCAATGATCGGGTTAGCTCCAACCCCACCCGTGAGAGACAGGTACCGGGTGGCGCCCGGGTTGCTCGTGACAACGACCTGTGCTGCGTTGTTGACCCAGAAGGCGTGCGACCCAGAGGCTTGCGCGTGGTAGTTGAACTGCACATTGGCGTCAGAGCCGACAGCCTTGAGGCTCGGACCATTGCCGGTCGAGCCTTGGTGCAACTCCAGATAGTTCACCGCCGAAGCAACCCTCGGCAAGATCAGCGCTGGACCACCGCCCGTGTAGATGTCGTAGCGCCCCGCACCCGCTGCCGAGTTGCCCCAATAGATCGTCGAAGCACCGACGCTGCTGGAGATACCCATCGTGCCCGCAGCACCGGCAGTCTCGCCGACCCAGACGTTGGGCGCGGCCATCTGGGTCGCACTGGCGACGTTGTTGCTGAAGGTCGCGATGCCTGCAGCCGTGAAAGCCAGTCGCGAGGCGCCGTTGGTGAGAATGCTGAACGGAAGCGCAGCCGAAGTACCGACATAACCATTCGCGTTGTCGCACTGAAACGTCGCACGTTGAACCGAGTAAACGTTATTCAACAGCCGGATCACCGCCATGTCATCAGCAGACCGACCCCGAATATCGACACCGAAGCCCCCGGATGCAGCAATCATGGCCACACACGGTGCACCGGGATTCGTCGGTGCCGAAACCGACAACGTGCCGTTGGTGTCGAGCTGCATCCGCAACAGACCGGCGGCCGAGAAGCCGAGCGTGTCGGCACTGATCCGATAGATGCCGAGATCGGGATCGCTCAAGAACGAATACGCAGGCAGCGCCGCGGTGCCGTTGTCAGCGAGGAACTGCCCGGTCCCGACCAGCGACGTGATCGCAGTGACGACGTTGGTGCCGTTGCAGTACACCAGCATCGACGTGCCCGCCGGCACGACCGTGCCAGTGCCAGCCGCGGTCTTGACGTTGAGGCCGAAGCCACCCGTCGTGGCGTTGCGAACGAAGTAAATCTTGCTCGACGTGGGGACGATGATGTCGCGCTGCGCCGTGAGCGCACCCGTGAACGCGAGCACCATGTTCCGCGCTTCGTCCGTAGCGCCGTTGGCCGTCGTCAGCGTGCGGTTCGCATCCGCCAGCGCGATCGCCGACGTGCCGGCGATCGCGGACTCTTCAAGCGTCGTGATGCCGTTGTTGACGACCTGACCCCATGTGCCGATCAGCTCGCCGTCGGCAGGCAGCGTCAGCCGCAGCAGGGAGGTATAGGTACTCGGCATGACTGCTCCTTATGGCGTTACGACGGGCGTCCAGCCGCCCGGCTGCGCATCGTCTACTGGGGTCCATGAACCGCCCTGTGTGTCGTCCACAGGCGTCCACGATCCGCTTTGATTGTCGTCCACGGGCTCCCACAGGAACCGCGCGCTGATCAGATCGAGCGCCGCAGCAAGCTCGACGATCTCGACCGTCATCTCCATCGTGACGGAGGCCAGCTCCCGCGCACTCGCCTGCTCGAACACATCCGTCAGCATCTCGTGCATGACCGCGGCGATGTCCTGCGCGCTCGCGCTCTCCAGCACCTCCACCGGCATGACGACCGTGGCTGACGGCAGATCGATACCGCTCGCCAGCTCGGTCGCAAAGACTTCGTAGTAGGCACCGCTGGTGACGACATCCTGCGCATTCGCCAGCTCGACGATGAGCACCGCATGAAGCTGCCGGGCACTGAACAGCTCCGCAACCGCCGCCGCCTCGATGACAGCCACCGCGAAGTCGATCAAGGCGCTCGGGAAGTCCTTGACGCTCGCACGCTCGATGACGTTGGTCTGGAAGCTCACCGTGCTACTCGGCAGATCGAGCCCGCTCGCTGTCTCGACGATCGACAGGCTGACCAGCGTGGCGCTCGCGCTCGGGTAATCCTTGGCGCCGGCAGTCTCCAGCGCTACTACGTTGGCGACCCCGCCCGCAGTTTGGGTCTGCGCAGCCGAAGCAGTCTCGGTGACAGCACCGTCATAGAGCCCCATGCTCCATCCGGTCTGACCCCAACCACCTGAGCCCCAGCCCCCCGATGCCATGACATCCTGCTCAAGTTGCCGTCAGCTCGAAACGGTACGTGACGTTGATCACGTCGCCGTTCGCGACGTTGCGATCGCCCGGCGACTGCAGGTCCGATGCGGAGAACAGGATGCCCGTCGTGCCGCTCTTGGTGTTGCTCGTGGTAAGGAACGCACCGCCGACCACCTCGGTGGCGTTGATGTTGAAGATCGCAGGCGTGGCCGCGTTGGTGATGACCGATGGGTTCGCCACCGTCGCCGCCGCGAACGTCGCCGCCACGCGATTCGCGTTGCTGTAGGGAACCACCTCGGTCCAACCCACATGGGACCCCATCGTGTCGCCGGCAGCCGGGGTGTTCGATGCTGCCGCGCCATACAGCCCGATGAACCACGCCGCCGTGTACGCAGCACCGCTGAAGTACTTGTCGCACATGTCCGCGAGGCCGACGTTGACCACGAGGTTCTCGGAGCGGAATCCCCACTTGAGGTTGCCCTCGGGGTCGAAACACTCCATCACGTAGAAGCCCTTCGCCGAAGCGAAGTCGTGCTCTCGTGCTCCCATGATCATCGCTGCCGAGACGACATCGATTGCTTTCGACTTTGAGACGCTCATCGCACCGTGTCCTTCACTTGAGGTGTGCGGAAGGTGTCTTGCCGCAGCTTGCCATCACCGAGCTGCTTGAGCAGCACCATCGAATCCGTGAACATCTGCTGGTAGATCGCGATCACGTCCTGCTCTTCCTTGATGAAGCGCGCAGCCTCCATCAGCACGCCGTTGAACAGCGCACCCTCGAAGTTGTCGCCGAGCCATGACGTGCCGGCCGTGGAAATCGACTCCGGGTAGTAGCCGTAGTGCAGCTCGACCTCGTACGGCAGGTCCGGCGTCGGCGCGATCATGAACGTGTCCGCATCGAACTGCGCATAAGCCCGCGGCCGTCCGATCTCCGTCGGGTTGGGGAACATGTCGCGCAGGTAGTTCACGTCCTTGTTGAGCGCATAGATGTACTCGCCCGTCGTCGGCTCGATCACTGCCATCGAATACGCGTAGAGGAAGTCCGTCGGCAACGACAGGTAGGGGACGTTGATGGTCAGCACGCCCATCTGGTTCCTGCGCAGCGCAGGAATCTGCACGGCGTTGTAAATCTTCTCCTCGGTCTGCACCGTGAAGTTGATCATGTCCGTTGCGTTGAACGGATTGCCGATCGTGCTTTCGACCGCAGCGGTGAGTTCCGCGTAGTTCATGACGACTCAGAACGTCCCTTGGAAATGCTTGCCCTTGGTGGCCGCGCCCGCGCCGCGCATCGTGCCGCCGCCCGTCGGCTTGACCTTCCGGCCCGCCTTCGGCAGCGCGCCCGGCGTCGCTTCCTTGCCGGAGCCGACCGTGATCGCACCGCCCTCGGCGAACTTCGGCGGCTTCGCCTTCTTCGCGAACGGATTCGCGTTGCCCATCGAGCCCATCGACGGCGGTCCCTTCTTCTTGGGCGTCGAGCTGAGCGGCGCCCTTTCCTTGGGCAGTGACGAACGAGACGTGGCCATGTGGCTCTCCTCAGGGGTTGTGCTCGGGCGGGCCGATGGGTGGCATCGGCACCGGTACCGGGTCGGGGTTGAGCACGCGCGACGCAGCCATCGAAGGATCGGGTCGCGGATCACGCAGCGCCTGCGGATCGAACACGGGCACGCGTCCCTGCCAGTTCTGCGGATGGTCCGGGTCCCAGCACGTCGGACACACGAGCACGTTGGTCTTGCGACCACCAACGTACTCGGTCTTCAACTGGCCGAGCTTGTAGCGGAAGTTGCAGCGATCGCAGAACCCGATCGCGTTGTGGCCTGAGGCGTAAGGGATGCTCATATCGGCATCATCCTCGGCACGAAGCGCACGGGCGCCTTCTCGCGGTCCTCGTCGCTCGCGAGAGCCCACGCCTCGTCGTACTGCGCCTTGAGCGACGACACGCGCGGCAGTCCCTCGGGGAACTTCAGTGCCATGTTGTAGGCCAGCCCCGCGATCAGCGCCGGCATGAAGCGGAAGGGCACGTCCTCGGTGTTCAGGCCCGTGCCGGCGTCCTGCAACCGGCGGAGCCGCCAGTACACCATCGTGTAGGGGATCGACGCGTCAGGGACCGGCCACAGCACGATGTTCTGCGTGATCTGCCGATCGACCCAGAGCTGGTACGGCCGACCCTGCGCCGTCTTGTTCGGGATCGTCATGTAGACCGCACCGCTGATGCGATTGAGCACGAGGTCGGTCTGACTGCTGCCAGTGCCGGTGCGGATCACCGCCTCGAACACGTCCACCGTGTCGGCAGCCATCGCGTAGATTTCCGTGCCGGGGGTGAGCAGCACCTCGACCTTCTCGACGGTCCACAGGTTCAGGCCCCGATTCGCCCACTCCATCAGGAGCAGGTTCAAGCTCCGACGTGCAGTGCGGACCTGATGGCCCGCACGAATCTCTACGCCGCAACGCTCCCCGGCTTCCTCGATGATGTCGATAAGCTCGAAGTTGGCGATCGCGGTGCCGGAGGTGGCCATCGGCCCCTACACCATCTTCCCGCGCGTCTTGCCGCGCTGCGCGATGCCGTCACCACGACCGCCGACGCTGCCGCCCTTGGCGTACTTCTTGACCTCACCGCCCTTCTTCATCGCCATGCCACGCGGGATCGGCGCACCGGGCATGACCCTGCCAGCCGGCTGTGGTGCCATGCCGCCGGGCTGCGGCAGCATGCCGCTCGCGGGCGCACCCGGCATCACCGGCAGGCCCGGCCGCGGACCGAACGATGCGCTGTCGCCCATCGGACCACCACCGGGAGGCATCGGACCTGCCGGCGGCATCGGCCGAGCGGGCATCATCATTTCCTGCGATTGCATGCCACCGGGTTGAGGACCACCTGCCATCGGCATCGCTGCCGCTTGTCCTGCTGCCTGCTTCATCGCGGCCTGCTTCATCATCTCCATCTGCGGACCAGCGGGTGCCGCACCCATCGCAGCGGGCGGCATCGGACGTGCACCTGCCGCGCCCATCGCAGCCGGAGGCAGTCCTGCTGATGGCGCCATCGGCCGTGCAGCGGCGCCCGCCGCAGGAGCAGCCATCCGAGCTGCCGGAGGCGCTGCGCGCCCAACGGGTGCTTGCGGTTGAGGTTTCCTGAGTGCCATGTCACACCACCTTTCCGCGAGTCTTGCCCTTCTTGGCGCAGCCGTCGATGCTGCCGCCGCCGGCATAGCGAGGGGCGCCCATCGGCGTCCGGTTGTAGGCCGAACGCACCGGAGGCTTCTCGGGCTCGGGCTCCGTGGCCGCGATCCGCTTCGCCGACTCCGCACGCGCGGCCCGCTGCGCGAGCTGCGCGCGGCCGGGCGGTGCCGAAAGGCTGGACGAAAGGCCAGAACCCAACGCCTTGAGGGCCGTCTCCGCGAAACCGGTCGTGTCGCGGGGCTTCGCCGCTGCCGATGCCGCCTTGCCCTTGCCTTCGTTGCTGTAGATCGTCGTGGTCTTCTGTTCGAGCACGGGCTTGGGTGCCGCAGCAGCGGCCGCAGGAGCCCGACGGCGGGCCGGAACCGCAGCCGGTGAGGCTTCGGCCGCACTCGCATCGCCAGCGCCTTCAGCGTCCTGCTGTGCCCGCCGCTTCTCGACCCACGCCATCGCACGCGAGCGCGTGTCGTCGTCGATCGATCCGCCCTCGGCGAACGGCTTGGCCTTCGCCTTGCCCTTGCCGAAGTTGAACGCGCCGTGGCCGACGAAGCGGCTCTTGCCGGCAGTGCCGGCTGAGCCACCACCCGATGAGCCGCCACCTGCAAGACCGTGCTCCTTCTTCTCGGCAGCGATCATCGACTTGGGCGCACCCTTGTCCTTCATGAACTTCAGCTCTTTGGCGACCTCGCCGCCCTTCGCGAAGGCCGGGCCGAGCTGATCGAATTTCTTGCGCATGGTTGTCTCCTAGCCGACGAACATCGTGACACCGCTGATGGTGCCCGTGATCACGACGTAGATGCCTGCCGGGAACAGGATGCCGCCGCCGGGGATGACCACGTTCGACCCGCCGGCAGCCGCCGCATCGAGCATCAGCAGCAACGTGCCGCCGACAAGACCGTTGCGGAACTCGACGCTGCCGACACCGCCCGCGGCCATGTAGACGCCGCGCAGCCGCACGCGGTTCGTGGTTGCTGCCCCCGAGGCTGCGACCCGGAGAAACGAGACATCGGAGTCCATGTCGGACTCCTTATGTCAGCGCTGCGCCGATGGCCGTGACCCACGCCGCTCCGGTACTGATCACGAGGCAGAACTCGTTGTTGCCAGCGCCGTTGTCGTTGACCACTGCGACGGCGCCAGCGTTGGCCGGAGCCGCTGCGGGCAGCGACGCAGTAGAGATCGGGGTGAAGATGGCGCCGTAGCCGACGGCAACCGGGGGAACGAGGACGCCGATGAATCCGTTCTCGGAAACGACCGGACCATTGAACGTGGTGCGTGCCATAGAGCCTCACATGCGAGTGATGCGCGCTGAGTCTGCATGTCGTCAGCCGGGCCTGTCGCAGCGCGAGTGGGGTTGAATTCCCGGGGGCAGTCGTAGTCTGCCATGAAAAGAGGCCCCGCGGGGCCTCTTTTTCGTGCAGCTTCGGACGCAGCTCAGGTCGCGCCGGCCGAGCCCCACATGCCGAGCGCATCGCTCCACCCGAACGAGTAGCGCTCGCGGGCCTTGTACCGGCAGTTGCCGGTGTCGAAGTCCTCGTCCATGCCGGTCTTGAGAGCGACACGGTTGAAGTGCTTCAGGCCGTTCGGCACGTCGGTCTTGATGAACCAAGCGTTCGTGTCGGTGAGGTAGTGATTCACCGTGTAGCCGCCCGGGATCGCCGACATGTTGCGGATCGCGTTGATGTCGTTGTCGGCAGTCGCGGTGCGACCCTCCGACTGCAGCAGACGCACCGCAACGAACTGGTACGACGGCGGCACGACGAGCTTGCGAGCTTGCGCCGCGATCAGCAGGCCGCGCTCGTCGGTCCACGCCGCGATCTGGATGATCGCCGCCTCCAGCGATGTCTCGTTCATGTCCACGCCCGTGGGCGGAGAGTTGAAGTTGACGCCGCCGCCGACCAGCGGGTGTCCGACGCGGGCTGCCGCGGCATTGACGCCGAACAGCGACACGCCGTCACCGCCGAGGAAGGCGCCGTTGAAGCCGTTATTGAGGATCGCCGCACCCTTCACCTGCTTGGTGTACGCCATCGCACGGGCGAGCGCCTTGGTGTAGCGCGCCGAGAGCGAGTCGTAGAGGTTGTCCTCGACGGCTTCCTCGGTGACGCTGAACCCGAGCGCGATCGTCTCGTGGATGTAGCGCGAGGTGAACGCTTCCTGTGCGTTGTCGTAGCTGAGCGCGTCGCCTTCGGCCTTGACCGGTGCGGCGCCGAAGCCCGAGAGCTTCACCTCTTCCTCGAACGAGCGCTCGGAGTTCTCCGTCTCGAAGATGTCCTTGTGCTCTTCCGGGTACTGCTTGTATTCCAGACCGAACAGTGCGTTCAGCCCGGGAAGCAGCTCCTTCATCAGTTGTGCGCGTGAGATGGCCATTTCGTTTGCTCCTTGTTGCTGACGGCTGGGTCAGATACCGACAGCGTTGAGGTAGCTGTGATGACCCGGGTTGAACTTCACGAGCACGTCGGCGAACAGGTCGCCGACGGGCGAGACGAGCGCCACGACGCGAAGGGCTGCGTTCGTCGCGACCACCGTCGATTCCAACGCCGACGTGGAGTTGCCCGTCGTCGTGCTGCCGGTGCTGGTGGACTGCACCGCCGCGAGGAAGGTGTTCGCACCGATCATCGCCTGCAGCGCCGCGCCATCCATCTGCCCTTGGAAGAGCACGTCGGGATCGCAGACCACCTTGGCCTTGATCTTCGTGCCCGTGGGGGCGACGTAGCTGGCCGGGTAGTACTGCGAGAAGATGAGCTGGCCCTGCGCATTGACGAACTCGCAGCCGACGAAGACACCGATGGTGCCCGCCGGGAACGCATTCGTGGTGCCGTCGGCGCCAGTGGCCGTCATCAGGATGATGTAGCCGTTGGTGTCGAGCGTGACGATCGAACCGTTGTAGATGTTCGTCGCGATGCCTGCGGGGTTGATCTGAAACTCGCTGACGGCGCCCGCATAGGGCAGGCCGTCCATACGCTTGACGGGGCGGAGCCCGTACGGGGTTGCCGTTGCTGACATGGTTGTTCCTTAAGTTCCGTTGCCGAAAGACTGGCCGCGGGTCGTCTTGCTCTTGCGTTGGACGAACAGCGGCATCCGGGGATCGTTGTTGCGCATGAGAGCCGCGTCCACCGACTGCATCTGCTTGCGGGCCTGCTCGGCGAAGTACGCTTGACGCGCAACCACCTTGGCCGTGGGCATCTTGCAGAGCATCAGACCACCGATCTCGACGTTGCCCGCGGCGTTGCCCGGCAGTTCGAGTTCGGGGTGATCCACCGCCTTGACCGGAACCCAGCCCTCGCGAAGCCTCTTGCTCACGTTGGTCGGATCGGCCACCCCCAGAACGTGCGTGGCCACCCAGTGAAAGGTGAACCCCGCCTCGGGATTGGGGACAGGCAGCGTGCTCGGGGGCACGTAGGACTCTTCACGAACTTCTTCAGCGCGCGTCTCGGTTTCGCGCGGTTGACGAGGTGTTGCGGTTGCGGGTGTGGACGGGTTGCTCATTTCTGCTCCAGACGCACAACTTCCTGTGCGTATTGCTGCGGGGTGAGGCCGAACTTCTTCGCCAACGCGAGCTGCGTCTGCGTGAGCTTGACCTTGGTGACGCCTGCGACGGTGCGCGTAGCCGGAGCTACGGGACTCGTGCGCTGCGTTGTGCGCTGCGTGGAGCGTTTGTCGTCGTCACCGGTGGGTGCGGCCCCGAAGAAATCGGGAAACACCTCGCGAAGCCGGCCATCGACCTTTTCGTAGTACTCGTCCGAGCGAGGATCAACGCCCGACTTCACCAGCTTCTGGTGGAAGCCCAGCGCGAAGCTGGTCATGTCCTCGTTCCCCTCCGAACCGAACCACTGGTTTCGTGCCTGCCAGCGCAGTGTCTTCTGGTCTACCGGTTCGTCGGGGTTGCTTACTGCCGGCAGTTGTACCTCAGTTTCTGGTGCCTGTACAGCCCGCGGCCGGTACCGCTCGATTTCCCTGAGTTGAATCTTCGCTTCGAGCAGCTTCTCGTTCGCCGCCATCTCAGCGTCGGGATCGAACGCCTCCTTGGCCGCTTTCAGCTCGATGCGCGCGGCCGCGAGCGCCGCCTCGGCGTTGGCCTTCGACGCGGCGACGAGGTGCGTCTCGCCATCGACCGTGCGCTTCTGCAGCTCGCGGTTCTGGTTGAGGAGCGCCTGCGCTGCGCGTGTCGCCTCGTCGCGCTCGCGCTCTGCCTTCTCGCGCGAGCGACGCTCATCGTGCCGCGCGTGCGTCAGCTCCGAGAACCGAGCCTTGACGCCAGCCGAGTAGGTGGCCAGCTCGTCATCGGTCGGGTCCTTGACCTCGCGGCCGAGCGGCTTGCGACCGCGGTCCTTCTCGGGCGTGTCATCGACGATCTCGATGTCGTCGAGGTCGGGGTCCTTGTCGTGGCCGTTGGCCTTCGACTCGATCTTGCCGCCATCGGCGGCGCCGTCGAGCGTCACTTCTTCATCATCGGGGTCTGCCATGTTCATCTCCTCAGGCTTGCACGCGGAGAATGCCGCGAGGGTCATCGACGACAGCTTCCACTTGGTCGTCGTTCAAGATGCGGAACTCCTGCCCAAAAATCTTGAAGCGGGTTCCGGCATAGGTTCTCACCACGATGAAGTCGCCCTTCTTACACCACGGCCCGCTCGGGAAGCGCGCCTTGTCGCTGTAGGCATCGGGGCCGAGGTCGAGCACGAAGAGGATGGTCGTTGCCGCCTCCTCGTCCGCCATCGTCTTCGCGGCCTTCACGAGGATCGACTCCTCGAACGACTCCTTGGCCTTCGGGATCGCGCAGAGGATGTGGTAGCCCGCAGGCTTGGGCAGCATTCGCGATGCGGGCTCAGGCGTCTCGCCTGCAAGGTGTTTCGGCAGTACCAATCCGGGGTCAGGTGTCAGAATCGTCGCGGTCATCGAGGTGGTCCAGCAGGGCTTTGATGCGTTGCTCGGCGATGCGCAGCCCAGAGAGCACACCGACGAGGTTTTGATAAGCGGGATAGTCCACGGGTGCTCCGCGCACAAGCGCATCGACACGACCGTTCAGCTCCATCTGAACCTGCTTCAGCAGGTCATCGACATCCCGAGGAGCGTCGCCTTTCATTGCGGCATGCCCTCGTCAGGCACGAGCGGCTGCGCCTCGGGCACTGCGGGCTGCGGCTCCGGCTCGGGCACCTGCGGTGCCGGACCCGCTGCCTCTGCCTGATCGTCCGAGGGGTCCTCGGTCTTGCTCAAGCCGATCTCGTTGCTGTCGTGCTCCGCTGCAAGCCGATCCACGTCGGCCTGCGCGTTCGCGCGGTCCTGCGCCAGCAGCTCCTGATCCTGCGCGCGGCCCATCATGCCGACCTGCAGCGCCTTGACCTCGATCTGCTGCTCGCCCAGCTCGCCGGCCTGCACCACCTTGTCGCGGGCGAGGTCGATCTTGTCGGCCTTGTCGGCAGCCTCGATGCTGACCTTCTTCTCGGCCAGCGCGCTCTTGTCCTCCAAGTCCGCGGCCTTCACC